CTGCATATCTTAACTTAAAAAAATCAGCTGAATATTTAGGAATTGGATATTCAACAATTAAAGATGAGAAAAAAGGATATTTAACCTGGGAAAAGTACGGAGTAATTCCTTCAAAGTTCCCGGGCGGAAGAAGTGTGAGATTCAAAATAACTGATTTAGACCGCTTAATGGAAAAGTTAAAGATTATTAAAGGATAGGCTCTTTATGACAATCAAACAACACATGGCGTTGGTCGGATTTGCAGGTTTATTTATGTCGTTATTTTATACCCTCTTAGTTTGTCAAATTGCTAAGGCGGATACTCTGCAAGAGTCCATTGTAGATATTGCTAGATCAGAATTAGGTAAAGGGGAATTTGGCGGTGACAATTTTGGGATTGATGTTTTGAAATATACCAAAGGAAGAAGAGTTTCATGGTGTGCGGCTTTTGTCTCTTATGTAATAGAAAAGACAAATAAAGCAGATTTTAAATATGAGTTAGGTGCAAGAAATCTGTTGAAACAAGGAACATTAGTAAAGGAACCAATTCCAGGTGATTTGATTGTTTTCTGGCGTGAATCAAAGAATGGCTGGAAAGGACATGCTGGAATTATAGATACCGTTACAAAAGATAGAATTGTATCAATTGAAGGAAATAAAGGTAGTTATCCATCAAGAGTTGTTAGACATGAATACAAAAGATCGGAGTTATCTAATTTATTAGGATTTGTTCGCATACATCAAAAATAGAAATGGGAGGAATGAGTTATGGAAAGTCTAGCAAAGCTCATCGAAGATATTAAAAAAATTCAGGAATATCGAAAGAAGTTACTGGAAGAATTACAAGATATTGAAAATGAGAGTTTGATTAGACAAGCACAATTTATAGCTGAGTACGGTGCTAAATGCGGAAATTAACAAAACTTATAAAGGCAGAAATCAGTTTATTTAAGAAATGTTGGGCAAAGCCTAAACCAAGAACCTTAGATGCTGATATGTACATAATAGAAACAAGAGAGAATCAAAGAGCAAAGAATTACAAAACAAAAGGTAAGTACCGATGAACAGAAAAGAAGTCGAATATTATGAACAAAAAGAACAAGAATATTGGGAAGCCAGATTATTAAAAGGAGATATAGATGATTTCAGAACCCAGAATTAAACCAGAAGCACTTACAACAATTATAGAAAAATTAGGTTACATACAAGGAAAGTTAAGCGTTCCAAAAGACCAAACAAATTCTTTTGGAAATTATAAATATCGTTCTTGTGAAGATATTCTTGAAGCAGTTAAGCCTCTGCTTAAAGAAACAGGTTGTTCTCTTGTTATATCTGACGAAATTGTTTTTATTTCAGGAGCATCTGCCCAAGCTTTTACAGTAAAAGAATGGTCTAAAGATGCAAAACAAATGGTTGAATTAACGCAGATTGTTGGTGGTGATCGTTTTTATGTCAAAGCAACTGCAACTCTTAAATTTGATAAAGATTCTATATCTGTTTCAGGATTTGCTAGGGAGCCAGAAAGTAAAAAAGGTATGGACGATTCACAAATTACCGGGGCAACTAGCTCATATGCCAGAAAATACGCTTTAAATGGCCTTTTCTGCATAGATGACACCAAAGACGCAGATTGTACCAATACACACGCAAAAGAGCCTGTAAAGGCGGTTTCTGAGCCAGTAAAAGTGTCGGAAAAGTCAGGTGAGAAGTCCTTAAAAGATTCAATCCTTGAGAAAGCTCAAGTTTTATTTAAAGACCCAGACACATTTAAAATTTGGAGAACAGACAACGGATATGCCGATGATTTAAATAAAGCTTCTGGATTAGATTTAACCAAGTTGCTTTTAGCTTTAAAAGATAAAGAAAAATTGGTGTCTAAATGATCATAGAAAAAAATTCAGCTAAGAAATCCAAGCAACACACCATCTACAAAAACAAAGAGGGTGTGCGTTTGCCAGGTGTCACCACAATCATAGGTGTCATGGATAAACCAGCTTTGGTTCAGTGGTCAAATAAGTTAGGACTTATGGGAATTGAGGTTGCTAAATATGTAGATGATTTAGCTGATATTGGGTCTTTAGCTCATTACATGATTGAGTGTCATATCAAAAGCCAAATTTTAAAACAAGAAATTAAGCCTGATTTATCAGACTACTCACCTAATCAAGTTGATTCTGCTGAAAACTGTTTTATTAAATTTATTGATTGGGAAAGTAAAAATAAAGTTGAATATTTTGGTAGTGAAATGGTTTTAGTATCTGAAAAATATCAGTTTGGCGGAACAGTTGATGTATACGCCAAAGTCAACGGCAAGTTTACGATCTTAGATATTAAAACTTGTAAGGGTATTTATGGAGAGCATTTTACGCAAGTAGCTGGTGGGTATAACGTTCTTTTAACAGAAAATAATTATAACGTTGAAGATATAAGAATTATCAGAGTCGGTAGAACGGAGGAAGAAGGAACGGAAGCAGAAGATAAACAAATTCCTTTGGTCGATTTACACATCAAAAGATTTCATATGTGCCGTGAGCTTTATAACATAAATAGAGAATTAAATAAAAAATGACATTTTTAGAACTCGTTAAAACTTCAGAAGGTTTTCAATATTCTCATCCGAGATTTGTTGAGTTAATTAGAAGTTTAAGAGACGGCGTTTATTCAATCATCATCATGCCGAGGGAAGCAAAGAAAGTCAGAAGTCTGCAGCAAAATTCTTATTACTGGGGTGTGGTGATTAAACATATAAGCGATCATCTAGGTTATACCGACCAAGAAACCCACGAGTTAATGAAAGTTACACATAACGCCAAGAACTTAATAGTTAATGGTGAAGAAATAAAAATAGGCATCTCAACTTCCGTTTTATCAACTATCCAGTTTGAAGAGTATTTAGAAAAAATTCGTCAATGGGCATCTATTTATTTAGGTGTATCAATTCCATTACCACACGAAGTCATTCTACAAAAATGATTAACACGCCAGATTTTAACGGAGCTGTTTATACACCTGAGTTAGACCACGAAAGATTGTCTAAACAACATGAGGTTATTAAAGATTTGATGATTGATGGTGTGTGGAGAACATTAAATGAAATACAGATTTTGACAGGTTATCCAGAGGCTTCTATATCAGCTCAATTGCGACATCTTAGAAAATCAAGATTCGGTTCTTACCGAGTGGAGAAAAGAAGAAGAGGAGCAGGTAGAAGTGGTTTGTATGAATATCAGTTGTTAGAACCGATAAAATTCATTGAAGAATACGGGCAATTTAAGTTTTTAGTCTAATATGGCGAATCGTTATACAGACACAGAAAAATGGAAGAAAAGTTGGTATTGCGGTTTAACGCCTACTTACAAGTTGTTTTGGAATTACATTTGCGATAATTGCAATATTGCAGGTATTTGGAGCGTTAATTGGCCTTTAGTTCAGTTTCATATTTGGAACGAAGAGCCGATTCAGCCAAGCGTACTTGGAAATCGAATAAAGGTTTTGAGTGAAGATAAATGGTTTATAAACGGATTCGTAGAATTTCAACAGAAGATCAACAGTCTCAATGATTTGAACCCTAATAACAAAGCTCATTTGGCTATTATAAGAATACTTTTGAAAGAACAACTAATTGAAAGCCCCTTTGAAGGGGCATCGAAGGGGCTTCAAAGCCCCCCAGGTAAAGGTAATGGTATAGGTATAGGTAAAGGTAATAAATATAGAGAAGAGTTACCAAGACAATCTTTCCCTAGTGTTGATGATACGGAGAGATATTTACAGAGTTTAAAAAAATGAGAAATAAATTTTCAAATTTAACAAATGAAAAGCTCATAAGTAAATACAAAGAAACCGAAAAGATGTCTGAATTATGTGCTTTTAATAATAAAAATTCTAGGTCTAGGAACGAAATAGATTCTTGTTTCTTAAAATCAGAAATTATTAAAAGGGGATTATGTGAAGAAATCCGAAATAAAAGCACTAGATAAACTATGGAGTCAACGTGTTAAAGAAAAAGCCGGGTATAAATGCGAAAGCTGTCTTGAAGAAGGATGGCTCAATAGTTGTCATATTGTCGGGAGGGCACATCGGACAACTCGCTGGGGATGTTGGATTGATGGAAAGTATGATCTGTGTGGATGGTCGGGGTGCTACGCCTGCCACAGAGCTTATGATTCACATCTTCCGAAGGAGCTTTTTATACGAAGAGTTGTTATTGGAAACGAACGCTATGAGAAAATATGCAATTCGTCGAATGAAATTGCAAAAAACCAAGACCCCAAACAAATAGCACAATGGATAAAGGAGGCTTAATGAACACAATCCAAGTTTTTAAAGACAAAAATCAAAAATGGAGAATCAGATTACGAAGTAAGAACGGTCGAAAAGTTGGGCATGAATATAACCGTAAGCAAAGTGCACTTAAAACAGCAAATATGATTGCTAAATCATTATGGGCGGTGGAGGTGATTAAATGAAAGTTAAATATTTTGAAAAAGACAAAAATCGAATTTTAAGAAGAGAAAAAAAGCGAAAAGAGAAAGAAGAGCATTTGTTAGTCATGGATTGTTACGCTGACGAAGTGGTCTAGAAGAAAGGTAATATATGAGTTTAATTAAGTTTTTAAAAAAAGTATTTGCAATAAAAAAAGATGAATCATCCGATACTGAGGATTTTTCAGATATGGGAAAAATTATATCTGATGATAACGCTTCTGATCTACCTCAAGAAAAGGATAAAACATGACCTACCTACAAGCCTTTGATGAAGAAGTGAATAAGTTAGATTATAAGACAGTGGTTAAGTATTTCAGGGTGATACAAGAGATAAGAGAACTATTAAGTAAGGAGAGATATGGAAGAGATTAATGATGGAGGTAGCAACTGCTTACGATAATCAACCAAAAGACATTAAAACCGATTAAAAACAATGTATATTTGAAGGCAAAAACGTCATGAAAATCACTAAAGTTACCAGAAAATATTTTGAAACAGAGGGCGAAAGAATCTACTTTTTTGAGCCTTTGGATGAAGATATGACTGTTGCAGAATTGCAAGAGTTGATGGATGAAAATGAGAATTTTATTAAAAACGAATTACCAAAAGTGAGAGCCGACGGAAGGGTTTTGTCAATCACGGAGGGCTCCGTGATTTCATGTGAACACGAATACGATACAATCGAAGATGGTTTGATAGAAACAGGAAAATGTAAGAAATGTGGTGAAGAAGCCTATCGTTTAAGACCTGACACAAAGATCACGATGCCTGAGTGGATGGAAGAAATGATGCATAGCGGTAAGCCTTCTGGTGAAATAGTTAAGGATATTATGAAGGAAATAAAACGAAGGAATAAGAAGTGAAAAAGTATCAAATTATATATGCTGACCCGCCATGGGACATCGGGGTTTGTGGTATTGGTAAAGACACACGGCAATCTCGTTCTTATAAAGTTGGTGGCAAAATATCTGTTCCATATAAAACAATGACCCGTGATGAAATTCGTAATCTACCAGTCCAATCAATATCAGATGATATTTGTCATCTTTGGTTATGGACAACAAATAGCAAATTACATGAAGCGTTCCATGTCATAGAAGCATGGGGATTCAAATATTTAAACACAATTACATATAATAAACCTTCTGGTTTTGGGCCTTGGTTCGTAAATACGACACAGCACCTACTGTTTAGCTACAAAGGAAAACTAACAATGGGAAAAGGCCGATATGCTTTAACTTCTCAATATTACACGCCAAAAAAACATAGCAAAAAACCACAACAAGCAAGAACTTTAATTGAAAGCGTCAGTCCGTATGATAGGCGCATAGAATTATTTGCTCGTGAAAAAATATTGGGATGGGATGTCTGGGGTAATGAAGTTCAAAGCGATATAACTTTATGATACTCAAAACAACAGACGCCAGTAAATATCTTGGGGTCAGCATAAATACCCTTAAAACGCTCGCAAATGGCCTTAGATTGCGTTCTTTTAAGACAAGTGGGGGTCATAGACGTTTCAGGCAAGAAGATTTGGACTTCTTTATTGGGAAAGTTACGGAAACACCTGAAAAGATTACGGTTATATATGCAAGATGTTCTACGGCAAAACAAAAGGAAAATCTCGAACGTCAAAAGGATAGGTTAATGCGTCACGCAGAGGCTAAAGGTTATAAATATATAGTCGTTGATGAAATAGCCAGCGGTATCAATGAGAAACGTAAAGGATTGCATAAGCTGTTAAACATGGCCTTCCAAGGCAAAATTGAACGTGTCCTGATTGAATATAAAGACCGCATAGCCAGATTTGGATATGAATATCTTTGGTCAATATTTCGGAATCTTGGAATCAAAGTTGAGATCATGGAAAACAGGGAGAAAAAATACGAAGAAGAACTGGCAGAGGACATCATGAAAATATTGACTTGTTATTCTGCCAGATATTACGGGGCAAGAGGCGGAAGAAAGAAGAAAACTGCCCCTGTCGAATCTAATGCAATTTAAAAAGGAGGTAACGCCTTCCCAATGAGCATAGATGAAAGAATAGGAATGTCATTACGAGATTATTTTGCAGGACAAGCCTTAATTTCAATTATGTCAATACCACTTGATGAAAGTCAACACACTAGTAAGACAGTTATTCAATGGTATGAAAGAAATGCGAATAAAGCCTATAGGATGGCAGACGCCATGTTAAAAGCTCGTGAGCCTAAAACTGACAACGTGGAGGGATAAGGGATGGAAGAAAAGTGTGAGAGCTGTAAGTATTTTAAAAGGCATAGCAGTGTACATGGGTACGGTTATTGTAAAAGACATTCGCCAATCATATCAAGATTAGATCACCCTAAACAAACTCCCGATTTATGGTGGAATGAATATTGTGAATTTCCGAACACAGAGTTACAAAATTGGTGTGGTGATTGGCAAATAAGACAAACGTATTAGAACGGGGGGCGGAATGAAGTGTAATTGGTGTGCTGGCGACGGTTGGTATGTAGATCATTCAAGTGAATGTGATGGATTTTCTGGAAAAGAGTGCAATTGTTCAGGCGTTCAAGTTCAATGTGAAAAATGTCAAGGCACGGGTGAGGTCAAGGATGAATAAATCTAAGAAGGAAGTGGTTAATCTGACTTTGAAACTTTCGGGTGAACGTAAATACATGAATAAGATATTCATTAGAGACATACTTGTTGCTTTGATGAGAGCGATGCCAAATATAGAAATAAGAATATTAGCTGGAGATAATGATGGAACTAAGTAACTGCTGTAATGCTCCTGTCAAAGTCGATACATCAGAAGAAGGCACTTCTTGTTATATATGTACAGAATGTATCAGTCCGTGTGACATAGGCGGTAAGTCATTTAAAGAGGAAAAGGAAGCCACAGATTAGTCGGATTAAACCAACTCAATCTTTGAATAAACAATAATGGTTAACCAAAGGAGAAAAAATGAAAACAGTATTAATCACAACCGAATTTCGCGGAGTATTCTTCGGAAAAGTTAAAAATGATAAGAAATTACCCGAAGAAATAACTCTAACAAATGCTCGTAATTGTATTTACTGGACAAGTGATATTGGTGGGTTTTTAGGGCTCGCTTCTAAAGGGCCATCTAGTCAATGTAAAATTGGGTCAGTTGTTAATGAACTGACTTTATATAAAATCACAAGTGTTACGCCTGTTACGGAGGAAGCGAGCGAAAAATGGATCAAAGCATAACAAAAGAAATAGCCGCTAAGATCATTTTATTTGGTTCTTGTAAAGTTCCGAAAGTTGGCAGTCGCATATCTCAATACTCAACCAGTGATTTAATTTGGGCGGAAAGAATACTCCCTGTAAAAGGATTTAAATTAAAATTACCTTTATGGGTTTTGTCTGGCAACGGCTACGGCGACGGCAACGGCGACGGCTACGGATACGGCGACGGCAACGGCTACGGCTACGGCAACGTCTACGGCAACGGCTACGGCTACGGCTACGGCTACGGCTACGGCTACGGCTACAGCAACGGCGACGGCAACGGCGACGGCTACGGCAACGGCAACGGCTACGGCAACGGCAACGGCTACGGCAACGGCTACGGCAACGGCTACGGCTACGACAACGGCAACGGCTACAAGCAATTGCCTGAATTACTCAACGGAACGATTGAGGCAAATAATAAAACAAGTTTAACCGACAAAGGTGAGGAGGGAGGGGTTTGAATGGAGAGTAAAGATAATCTCAAAGAATATAAAATGTTAGCTGACGTACTAGAAAACTATGGCGAGTTAGGTGAGATCGTCGCTCAAAATCCGTTCTTAATGATAGATTTGGTTGGATTGATTAAACACCCAAGAGGAGGGCTGGTTGAGTTGGATTATGACAAGATAATGGCATTTTCACATGAATACGGAGACAGAAAAGATTTTGTAAAAGAGATTATCAAACGCTTCGCCCAAAGAGAAATCAAGTATCCTGCGAGGAAAGAAATCATTATGTACGATGGTCGCCCAAAATATCCTGAATATGTTGAGTATAATAAAGCGTTAGACGACATAAAGAAGTTAAACCCAGACACCAAAGAGAATTAGGCGTTGATGGCTGAAGGAAGGCGGGTGCTCGGCCAAGATGATGAAAGCATACCGCTAAAATCATCAATTCAACGCCTAAACTAAGTCGGTAAATGTTTGATTAAAGAGGAGTGGGGAAACAGAAGCACAATGAAGTCGGTCGAATAAATCTCAATCTGTGTCTCAAACAGGAGTGGTGGTGATGAGTTTTAAAAGAGATATGAGAAATGAATGTTATCACTGTAAACATAAACGAGAAGTGCCTGGAAACGCACATATAAGATGTGTGAAACCAGATAATAAAATGGAGGGCGATATGCACGGTATTAAAAACGGGTGGTTCTTCTATCCACTATTATTTGACCCAACGTGGAAAGAGAAAGAATGTAGTAATTACGAAAATCACGAAGCTGTCAGTCAAGCAATTAGTCAATCAGTAAGTCCCGAAAAATAGGACACACTTGAAGCCTTGACAGGCTTGTAACGTCCTAAAGTACGGCTGTAAGTATTGCGATAAGTCTTGCCGTTAGTCTTTTAAAAATGTGATTAAGTAATGGAGATTAAAATGAAATATGTTGTTGAATTTATTGGACATGATGGAAAGGCTCGCCATACCCTACCAATGGAAAAATTATCAGCGGAATTAGCTCTTTGTTTAATTCCTTTTGAAGCGAGAGTTTTGCCCGAATACGAGGTTTCAGTAAATACTGAGCCGTCTTAATCCGACGATGTTGTGGCTAATGTAAGTTAAACACTAGGTACGGGAGGGAGAGATGGACGAAGGCGATTACCCAAGCGAAAAGATGCTTAGAAAGTTAAGAAAGTGGCCAATAGATAAAGCTAACGACGCATTAGACTTTATTGCTCAAGAATGGTGGTGCCCTGATTTTGGGGTAAGCCATGACCTTCGTGAAGAAGAAGCTAAGGTTGTTCACGCTGAAGAAGGCGATAAATTTTTACGCTTGGCAACAGCGGGTTGGAGTGGAAATGAGGAATTGATTTATGCTTTCAAAAAAAGCTATGCTTGGATGATGACTTGGAGATTAAGTAGCCGAGGAGGATTATTTATTTTTCAATATACGAATTACAGCAAAGCAAAGGCCGAAGCAAATATCGCAGAGGTTTCTACCGACGATGATGTAGCAAAGGTTAAGTAGGTGTAAGTTGACTGAACTAAAACCATTCCTACTCAGCAACCAGTTCTAAGAGGAGAGAAGATGCAAAAGATTATTGATGAGGTGTTTGAAGCGTGCCCATACAATTATTATTGTGGGGATAATGGCGAGCCTATTGGTCACAAAGATTTAGCCAACGCCATCATCAAAGTCCTGGAAGGTTTGCCATTTAAAAAATCACAGGCTCCTTGGAATTGGGGAGTCATGTTTCACTATGTTGAAACAAGTGAAATCAATAAAACTATCGAGATGATTAAGAAGAAAGGGAGTTAATGAGTCAACTGTGGGGAGGTAAAAAATTAACTGAGAGCCAGGAAGATATGATTGAGGTGCTCTTAGCATTATTACCCTTCATTATGTTTTTTATATTTTGTGGGTGTATTTAAATCAAAAATGGCCACGTGGCTGAAAGATCAGGCAATAATCCGCAAGATTATTTTATATAGGTTTAAGTCCTATCGTGGCCTTTAGTAGTTAACCAACAAAAAAGGAGAGTAAATGAAAAAACTATTTCTAACCGTTTTAATCTTGAGCTTAAGCTATTCAGCTTATGCTTCAGGTGGAATCCTTAATCCAAATAAACCGAAAGTTGAGGACAAACTAACGCCAGACAATAATAACTGGATGGGTATTAAGTATCAAGGTATTCCAACCCGTGCAGGTGTAGATGCGACAGGTCATAATATCAACTACATTGAACAATTAGCAACGTTAACTTTACCGAATGGCGTAACACGTTTACAGATTTATTTAAGTGCATTTGCTCCGGTGGCTTACCAAGCCGCTTTGCAGGACTTAGATAAACCTAGTGGAACACTTGCTGTAGGTGCAGTTACTTTCCAAGATTCAGGCATCATTGCCCCTAAGTCTCTTTACTACAACACTATGAAAAAAGAGATCGGGCTTGATTATAAATGGACGTTGATTTTGTCTTACGATGTGCCATCAACACAAGCATCTGCGTTAAAAACTGCATTAAATAGTTGGGTAGTGGGTAAGTTACCAAAGACATCTGTAAGCGGTAATACTACATTTTATTTTAAATAAAAAACACTATATCCTAACAATTGGGGCAGAATCTGCAGGTTTTGCCCCGAACTCTAAGGTTTTATGTCAGATAAAAAAGAGTTGGAAATAATAAAAGATTTAATTTTATTAGCAAAATCTGAGATGCCATTTGGTCAAGTTGAATTAAAAATAAGATTAACAGTTCATAATAATTATGTCGTCGGAGCAAAGGCAAGAATTGAATATAGAGATGTTGAATTAGGGCAAAAGTAATTGAGAAAATAATTTATAATTATATTGATTCGATGTAATATTCTGTTATACATATTTATTAGATAATTATAATTCTACCTTTTGAATAAAAAGATGAATTTGTTGATCGTCTGACCTTTGATGAAAAGGAAGCCGATGTAGGGAGGAATCCCCGCATCGGCTTTTTTGTTAATGAAACTTTTGATAATCTGTCCTTCCATAAGAACTGAAAAAGCAAAGAAGATGTATTCTTCTCTGAGAGAAACCTCGACGGCAGATGTTTTATTTTTATCAGAAATCGGTTCAACAACTGAGATTATCAACGAAGCCTACCGCAAATCTCCACACTACGACTTTTATCATGTAACCAACGATGATTTTATTTATCAGACGAAAGATTGGGATAAAATTTTGATGAATGAGATTGAATCTCGTGGAGGATTTGGTATTGCTTACGGCAATGATTTATTTAATGGTCGCAATCTTCCGACGACAAGCGTAATTTCTGCAAATATTATTAGAGCATTAGGATGGTTGCAATTACCAGGTTTGAAATATCTTTATGGCGACATGGTTTGGAAACATATTGGTGAATCTCTAGGGTGTCTCTATTACAACAAAGATGTAATTATTGAACATGAACATGTCAGAAATCATAAAACAACAAATGATTCGGTTTATGAAAAAACCAATAGTTCAGAAATTTATGAATCAGATGAAAAAGTTTTTTCCCAATGGCGAAAATACTATTCAGAGCAAGACATCAGAAAAATTAGATTGGAAGTGTCACGAGTGCAAAGAGTCTGCGCTGTATAGAGTAAATGGGAAGTGTTACTGCGATTTTCACTGGGATAAATATTTAGGATATGACAGCACATTACGATAAAAAACGTTCACGTTGGATTGCTCAATATACAGAATTTTCAGAAACGGTTTGGTTAGGAAGGTTTTTAACAAAAGAAGAAGCTGTTCAAAGAGTTGAAGAATATAAAAAAGATCGTCCAGTATATAGACGAGGCCGTAGGTTAAAAGGTTATGAATATATGGACGCTTTAGAATACGCCCAAGAGGTTATGTGAAAATAAGTTTATTCGCTAGTTCTGTTAGACCCCAATTATATCCAGCGTTTTTTAAATCGCTTGAATCAGAGCCTTTGAAGAATGAGATCGAAGTTGTCTTTGCTGGGAATAATTTTGCGAAAGAATATTTCGATCTGAACTTACCTTTCAAATATATTCAGACTGAAAACATTAAACCTTCTCAATGTTACGAAATCGCTCGTCGTCATTGTAGTGGTGAAGTGGTCGTTTGGACAGCTGATGATGCTGAATGTGTTGGTGGAATACTCTCTAAAGCCTACGAATACTGGAAATCACAGAATAATGAGAAATTAATTCTATCATTACAAACTAAAGAGTCAGGCTATAACTTACCCGTCGGTGCTTTGTTTGATATGGATATTCATCGTTTCTTTGGGGGCCGCGGCAGTACGCCCCTCATGGCCCCTTTAGGAATGATGAGTCGTGCTTATTTAGAAAAGTTAGGTGGCATTGATCGTCGTTATGTTTGCGGACAATATGAAAACGATATTGTTATGAGAGCATATGCAGACGGTGGAACAGTCGAAGTCTTTGGAGATAAAGACGCACATATTGACATTGATCATTTAGGCAAGTCAATCCAAATAGGAGAATCAACAACCGAAAGTGATTTCTTGCATCGTCCTTTTGCAAGCGGGTATCACAAAGATAGACAAGTTTTAGAATCTTCCTGGGTTAAAAGAGACACGGTCTCTCTGGAGCGCAACGATAGCTTTGAACCGTTTGAAGATAAAGATTTATTGACGGTTTCGCAATCGAATAAGGGCAAGTGGCTATGAACGTTTTAATCACCGGAATAACTGGAAGCGGTGGGTCATATCTGGCTGAGTACATCTTAGAGAATCATCCACATGTCAAAGTGTTTGGTTTGCATAGATGGCATTCGGCTGGAACGCTAGTTAATATCGAACACATCAAAGACAGAATTACAATTTTAGAATGTGATTTACTGGATTTATCGTCAGTTATTCGTGCTTTACAGATTTCAAAACCTGAGAGAATTTTTCATTTAGCCGCTTATGCGAATGTCAGAAAGTGTTTCGATACACCTTTAGCAGTTATTAACAATAACATCATGGGCACAGCTAATTTGCTTGAAGGAATCCGTTTAACCTGTCCACAAGCAGTAATTCAAATGTGCAGTACGTCTGAGGTTTACGGTAATCCTCAAACGTTTCCAATGACTGAAGATCATCCATTAAAACCTGTTAATCCTTATTCTGTATCTAAGTTAACACAAGAGGCTTTAGCTTTTGCTTATCATAAATCATGGGGATTAAAAGTAATCATCACAAGAATGTTTGCTTATATCAATCCACGCAGACAAGATTTGTTTGCTTCCACATTTGCTAAACAGATTGTAGAGATTGAGCAAGGCAAACGATCAATCTTAAAACACGGTAATTTAAATTCCGTTCGGACTTTAATTGATGTTCGTGATGCTATGGAAAGCTATTGGGTCGCCTCTGAGAAGTGTGTGCCAGGTGAAGCATATAACATAGGTGGAAAATATATCGTAACAGTAGGCGAGTTTTTAGACATTCTTAAACAGCATTCAACTAAAGAAATTCATAGTATTTTAGATGAAGATTTACTTCGTCCTGTAGATGTTACTAAGCAGATTTGCGATACAAGCAAGTTTGATGATTTAACAGGCTGGTATCCTAAATATTCAATTGATGAAAGTATAGATTTCTTACTGAATCACTATAGACAGAAAGCAGATAATGAAGCTTACAGTTTTATGTCCGGGCATACGGCCTAGTAATTGGCAAAGACTTTATGATTCAGTTAATGAATCGTTTAGCGGTGAATGGGAAATTATATTTATCAGCCCATACGATCTACCAGATAGTTTAAAGGGCAAAAATAACGTTAAGTTGATTAATGATTGGGGCAGTCCAATTCGTTGTCAGCAAAGAGGTCTTTTAGAAGCAAAAGGCGAATATATTACCTGGGCGGCGGATGATGGTTACTTTGCGAAAGACGCTTTAGATATTGGATTCAGCAAGTTAGAAGGATATGACTATAAAACGTTAGTCATGGGTAAATACATTGAAGGCGTTGATGATGGCAAGTCTGTGATGAAAGATGATTGGTATTACATTTTAAGCAACCATGACGGCTGTAAGCTTAAATACTTAACTAAAGGTTTCTACATGTTGAATGTAGGGATTGTTTCACGTGAACTTCTATTAGAAGTCGGTGGGTGGGATTGTCAATTTGAAGTATGCCCGATGAGTTATAACGACCTAGCTGTTAGATTACAGAACTATGGCGTTAAATTCATTATCCAAAATGAGATTATGTTCTACTGTTCACATTTACCGGGTCATTTAGGTGATCATGGCCCGATACACGATGCTCAAACATTACACGATGAGCCGTTATTCAAGCTTATCTATGATCAAGACGCACAAGCTGTAAACAGAATCAGAATTGATTTAAATAATTGGCAGGAAGTTCCCGAACGCTGGGAACGACGTTTCGGAAAAATTTAGTTTCTTTCGGCTCGCTACCGATTGAACCAACAAAGTTTTTAAAGGCTATCTCTAGTGCACTAGCTAAGGGGATAGCCTTTTTTGTTGGCTAGGAGATTTATGGCAAGACCAAAGATACAAATAGATGAACAGCAAGTATTTAAGCTGGCAAAACTTCAATGCACAAATGAAGAAATTGCTCAGTTTTTTAATGTCAACAGAGACACGATTTCCGATCGTTTTTCCGCAGTTATTTTAAAAGGGCGTGAGGTAGGAAGAACTTCTTTAAGACGTGCTCAGTTTAAACACGCCATTAAAGGTAATCCGACGCTTTTGATTTGGTTAGGAAAGCAATATTTGGGTCAGACAGAGAAGTTGGAAAAGGAAAAAGAAGCAGATTTAATCAATCAAGAATTGGATTTCTCAGACGTTCCTTTAAATGGAGACGGAGAACACAGATTCTCTAAGTTTATTAACTAATGATGAGATTTAAAAACTACAACCCGCATGAAGGACAGAAAGCTTTTCACTGGGCAATGAATGTTTATAGATTCGTTGCTCTTATCGCCGGGATTCGTGCAGGTAAGACATTTTCAGGTGCGAGAGAAGCTACGAGACAAGCTTGGAACGCTAAAGGTAAAGGTGTTTACGGGATTATCGCTCCGACTTTCAACATGTTAGATCGTACAACTTGGATGGAGTTTAAAGAAGCGGCTAGACCTTTAATTGATAGCGAAAACGACAGCAAAAAGATCATTGTCTTAAAGAATGGACGACGTGTTCACGGACATAGTGCTGAAAATGCTGATCGTATTCGTAATGAAACCTTCGTTGGTTTCTGGGGCGATGAGATGCGGGAAGCTAAGAATTTCCGCATGTTATGGGATGTTTTGATGGGTCGTGTGCTTTCAACAAACGGCAAAGGATTTATTACAACATCCCCCAACAGCTATGACGATATACACGATATTTTTATTTCAAATAAGAAAGCTAATTTTGGAGTTGTGAGATTTCCTACCTACGCAAACGTTAATTTAAGCAAAGAAGGCATTGATCAATTACTAGCTAATTACGATTCAAAGTTTGCTGAACAAGAAATTTTTGGAAACTTCGTCATATTTCAAGGGGCGGTTTATTACACCTTCGACCGGACTAAGAATGCAGGTGACTTAGCGTTCAAGCTGGCTCAATACAATCCTAACCGCCCTATAGATTTATGCTGTGACTTTAACGTAGACCCGATGGCCTGGGTACTTACTCAGACAGGCATCAATGATAAAGGTTTAGCCGAAATCTATGTCATTGATGAGATTTATCTAAAGAACTCAAACACTATTCAAGCATGTGATGAATTTAAAAGTCGTTACCCTAATCATAACGCAGGTTTGAATATATACGGCGACGCTACAGGAAAAGCCCGTCATACATCATCAAATGTAACTAATTGGATGATTATTAAAGATGAGCTTCAACGGTATGGAATAACCAATTTAGTTCCTTCCTCTAATCCAGCCGAACGAGATCGTGTTAATTCAGTCAATGGAATGATTTGTAATTCAAAAGGTGAGCGAAGGGTATTTGTAAATCCGAATTGTAAACGAGTGATTCGAGATTTAGAGCAGGTTTCATTTAAAGAAGGAACGACGCAGATTGATAAAGCTAAAGATGCTGAGTTAACACACATCAGCGATGCTTTGGGGTACAGAGTCGATAGAGATTTCAGCTTAGCAAGGGATAAATTCGCAGGTTTGAAGATATGAGCGATTACAAAATTAAAAGAAATTGCGGTTATTGCGGGTGTTGCTTGAGAGTTTCATTAGAAGAATTTTTAAAACATTTACATATTTGTGAGATCGACTGTATCAACAGAAATTACGGGGAGTTAGATGGCCGATATTAAAGCAATTATAGAGAATCCGCATCCTGTTTACCAAAGAAACATCAATTACTGGAACTTTCTTTTAGACAGTTATGAAGGTGGGGCTGATTACACATCGGCTTTTGTTCGTAATGATAGCTTAGATAAACAATCTAATAGGGTAACAGTCAAAGTTAACGGTAAGAAGCTTAATAGACAAATTAATTCTAATCTTTTCATGCACAAGAAAGAGTTAACTGAAGATTACCAAGCTAGAGTTGACATGAGTTATTACTACAACTTTTGTGCTCCGGTTATTGATATTTACACAAATCATTTATTTAGACAGTCAATTATTGAAGATTACGGGTCAATTAAGAATCTTGTTGAAGAACGTAAAGAGAATATAGATCAGCAAGGAAGCACGATTGAAGAATACAGAGCGCAGGTTGCCGAAAGTATGCAGATATTCGGGCATACATACACGCTTGTTGATTCACCTTTGATTGGTGAAGAAGTATTGAATCTTCAAGACAAGATGGATAACGGAGTATTCCCTTATTTCACAAATATTCAGCCACAGAATCTAGTTAACTGGGCTTTGGATAGATTTGGTCGTCCTTATTGGGTCATGTTAATTGAGATCGGTGATTCAAATATCAATTATGAGACTTTTGATAAAGAATCTCGATTGAACATCAACTATAGATTATGGACTAGAGAAGAATGGATTTTATATAACAGCAAATACGAAGAAATTGATCGAGGGTTACATGGATTAGGGTTTGTGCCTATTTCATGCGCTTATGATCGTAAGAGTAAGAAAGAAAAGGCGTTTTTAGGTGTTAGCTTTATCGCTGACATTTCATTCATTGCAAGAGACATTTACAACTCATGCTCTGAACTAAAACAAATCCTTCGTGACCAGACATTCTCAATTTTAGCGATTCAAGGCGACGCTAAAGATTACCCGGCTATTGAAGTAGCAACGAATAAAGGTTTATTAGTTCCTAAAGATTCTCAATTTCCTCAATACATCACTCCGCCAGCCGGACCGTCTGAAACATTAATGAAACATATTGATGGTCAAGTATCACGCATTTTCCAACTAGCCAAACTCGAAGGTGGGTCTGCTTCATTCAAAGGTCAAGACGCAGTTGAGCAATCAGGTGTGTCGAAAGCGTGGGATTTTAACCAAACCAACAGTGCGTTAACGACTAAAGCCAGCAATTTAGAAGATGCTGAATATAGAGCCTGGCAAATGTTTGCGGCATGGGAAGGTAAAGAATTTGATGGAAAGATAGCTTATCCTCGTGAGTTTTCCGTTAACAGTTTAAAGCAAGACTTAGATGAAGCTGAACAGATTGTACGGATGAATATTTCTAACGAGTTTAATAAAGAAGTTAAACGAACAATTATCAAAAAGAAATTTCCGCAGTTACCAGATGACAAACTAAAGAAAATTGAGAAAGAAATTGATTCTTCAGAGATTCAGCAAGGCGGAAAAATATCGGAAAGAATCAATAATTTCTTAAACAGTAGAACGCCGACGGGCGGGAACAACGGAGGATTTAATGGAAACAGCCGAACTCAATAAAGAAGTTAAGCCAGAACCTAAATTTACTCAGCAGGATTTAGATAAGCATATTCAGGATAGGTTAGCTCGTGAACGTCAGAAATATCAAGACTATGAAGATTTAAAAAAATTCCGTGATGAACATGAGACTTTAGCTCAACAGCAACAACAGAAAGAATTAGAGGCCCGCAAAGAATACGACACGCTGAAACAGAAGTGGGATGAAGAAAAGAAGCAATACACAACTATTTTGAGCCAAAAAGATCAAGAAGTGCAGAACATGAAAATACACAATTCTTTATACAACGAAGCTATGAAAAATTCTGCATATCCCGACGCTGTTGATTTAATTAAGTCTCAAGCATTTGTTGATAAAGACGGGTCAATCAAAATCAAAGGCCGTGATTCAAACGGGATGGAAACGAATTTGTCAGTTGAAGAAGGGGTTAAACAGTTCTTAGATCAAAAACCGTACCTTGTTAAGTCACAAGGCAGATCGGGAGCCGGTACTGGTTCGGCAGTATTACCAGGTTCAAATCAAGGTGACCGCAACCTAGCAGAAGAATTACAACAAGCGATGCAAAGCGGGGATAGAAAAAGAGTAGCAGAAATTAAACAAACAATTAGAAGCAAACATTCGAGTTTCACGAAGTTATAGTGGAGGTAATTAAATGGCAGGTGAATCAACAACAACAACACTAACAGAGGCTATCCCGGTAATCGTGGAAGCAGCTCTGTTAGAATTAGATGATTTAAGTATTATTCGTCCTTTAGTGACGAACGTATCTTTTCCTGGGCCTGGTGTCGTTCATCAAACACCATTTATCAGACGTTTATCAGCAGAGACAGATGATGACTTAGCTAACCAAGCGTTAGACGCTGGAACGAGTGATGAAACTTCACCTTCAGCCGCAACGGTTGGTGCTCATGGGGCAACTGTTCTTTTGAAGGAACTTGCTCGTATGGGAACGGTAGGTGATTTAGCTGCCGCCGCTGGTCAATTAATCGGTCAATGTTTAGTCGTTCAGCAAGAAAAAGATTTAGCTGGTCTATTTGCCAGCTTCTCACCAAATCTTGGAAATGCTAACGATGATATTACCGCCGCAGACCTTTACGCTGCTTATAAAAATCAGCGTCAAGGACATGCAACATTTCCTTTCAACTTGGTCGTAACACCTGGTCAATTCTGGGGAACTGTCGGTATTATTAAATTACTTGAACAAGCAACAAGCAATATTCAATCTCACGGAGTTGGTTCAGTTGGGGAAGATATTGCTCGTAATGGTTGGACTGGCCGTATTTTAGGTTTCGATGTTTATACATCAACTAATATTACGACTACATCAAATAACGCTAGTGGTGCTGTATTCTCAAAAGAAGCGATTAAATACGTTGAGAAAAAAGGTATTACTATCGAATTTGATCGTGTAATCGTTGGTGAAGTTGGTGATCAAATCACTGGTACTGGTTACTGGGGAGAAGCTATCCTTCGTGACAAAGCTGGTGTTGAAATGCAATTTAACGAAGATACTTAGTTTTAAACTTACTTGTCTGGGGGGCGAAAGCTCCCCAACAAGGTACTCTTAGGAGGGTATTATGGAAGATTTTAGTAAACTGACAAAACAAGAATTGATTGAACGATTAAGTAAAAAATCTTCTGAATCAGAAGATGAAATGAGTAAGTTAAACAGGTTATCAGCTAAAAGTAATCCAAGTGATATTCCTGTTTTTACTCAGAATGATCATAAGAATGTAATGCTTTATACGGCTATTAATAAACGTGTAGGGCCTTTACATCCAGAGAATGCTAAACGCACGATGGAAAAGTTTAGACGTGCGGGTGTTCAGTTATATGTGACAAAAAGAACTGATGAGCAAGTCGAAGCCTTTAAACAGACGGATGAATATAAAAAGGCTTTTGAAGCACATCAGAAGTTAAGAGCAAAAAGACACGAAGATTCTAAAAAAGGAAGCATGGAAAGATTTGCAACTGAAATAGCAAAAGCAACTGCTCAAGCTGTTGCAACAGCGACAAAATAATATGTCTAAGAACGGATTAATAGCTTTATTTGATGAAAAAGAATGGAAATTAGCACTCAAGAAAATAAAGTGCCCTATTCATCATGTAGTTAAGCCTGGGCACTATGCTTGGAAAACTAAGCCGAACCCGTTAATGAAACATTGGTCAAGTGATGTAGCCAAACGATTCGGATTAAGAAAATGGGTTCATGAATTGGACGCATACGGTCGGAAGATACCTGATTACAATAATCATTATCAGCCGATAATCTCAGCGGCTTACGCTAAAGAGCATATTTATTCAGATAAAAATCCTGTGTGTCTTAAATGCAGGAGGTGTCAGGCATGAAAACTTTATATCCTAGCGTTAACAGATTCATTAATGCACCTAAAAAAGTCAGATATGTCAATACACCATCTATTCTAAGCTGGCGGATTCCTACTATAACGATTCAAGAATCTGATGTAGGAATTTTAACCGAAGATGGAATTGCTTTAACAACAGAAGATGGACAAACATTGGTGACCGAATGAAACAGCAATTTTTGAAGGCAAAGACAGGAACGATCAGTTTAACGGTATACCAAAATAACTACCAAGTCATTCCGACTGCGGCAACTATTACTTTATCAACTCCAACAGGCGGAGTATTGCAAGCTGAGACAACGGCGACGGTAAATAGTACAACGGGTGAAATGACTTATTCGTTGACGACCACGCATACAGCTAACCATGACTTAAATTATAAAGCTGTTTGGAAATATACTGTAAACAGTGTTGATTATTATGAGACGCAGTTATTTGATGTTGTTAAGTCAATTCTTTCAATTCCTTTAATAGATAATGATTTATTTGTTGAGTTAGAAAGTTTAAGAAAATCTAATTCTCAAGCTAGTGGTACAGCGACAAGTGCCACATCGTCTACTTTAATAGATACCGCTAGACGTAAAGAAACGGACGATTATTGGAAGGGCGGAGTTATTGAGATTTTGTCTGGTACAGGTCTTAATCAGCGTCGAACTATTTCAGGATTCACACAATCAACGTCAACGATTAATGTCACGCCTAATTGGGTAACAACGCCTGATTCAACTAGTACATATCGAGTCATTCGTTCATTCGCTGACAAAATTATTCAGTCTTTTGAAGAATTAGAGCAGATGTTTTACAACAAAGGAAATCGACAATCTTTGATTTTAGAAAGCTCACAAATTAAGACGATTCTTTTGTTTTTAACACTTGAAAAGGTTTGCCGTGATTTATCAGATCAATTAGACGACAAGTGGGATAGATTAGCGACCGTTTATATGGAGAAGTTTGATAAGTCATTTAATAACTTGAAGCTGGATTACGATACAGACGAAAGCGGAACGATTGACGAAGAAGAAAAAGCCACGTCAGTTAATAGTTTGAGGATATTTAGAGGATGAAATTAAGCGTTAACATTCTAACCTGGAATACGATTGATACGTTAAAACAAACGCTTGAAATATTGAAAAAAGATTTAGCTGAAATTGAGCACGAAATAATCATTGTTGATAATAATTCAAACGATGGCTGTCAAGAATTAGCGACGATTAAGAATAAAGTAAATCTGGGAACGGCAGTCGGAAAGAATCAAGGTATAGCCAGAAGTAAAGGTGATTATCTACTTATGTTAGACGGTGATGTTGTTCCAGTTGTAAACAGCGTAAATTTAATGGTTGAGTTTTTAGATAAAACACCGCAAGCAGACGCTATTGGATTTTGTCGGAATAAGTTTACGACAGACAGTAATAAGTACGGTAAGAAGTACGAAGAGTATTGCGTAGATTTAGTTAATCCTCGTGAATACGATTATGTTTGTCTTTATTACGGACTATTTAGAAATCAAGTGTTTGAGATAGTTATGTGCGACGAGAACTATTCAGGTGAAGGTTATGGTTGGGAAGATCGGGATTTATGGGAACAATTTAAACGGGCAGGTTTAAAGCAATACGTAGCCGATCTTAATCATCCGAATGGCAGATATTTCCATGCAATCAATTCTTCAATTCGTGTGATGGGTCACCAGAAGATGATGGAAAGTTCACAAGAAAGGCTCGTTTATTTTCAAAAGAAGTGGAAGGTCGGTAAATATGCTGCTCGATGATCGTATTCATAAACATATTGATCAAATGGACAAGATCGAAGAGCGAGTAAATAAAGAGATCGACTTGATTTTACAATCTTTAGATATAGATGATTTACTTGAATCGCCTGAAGAGGTTTTATTAGAAGCTGTTGATAATTTCAGAAAGATTTTAACTGATGAGTTATTAGAAGAATCTGTAAAAGTTGGCATTGATTTTGCAAAAGAAGTTAAGAAAGCCAAAGAAGATTTAGTGATCGCTGATACAGATAATCCTAATCTGAATAAGGAAGTTGCAAATGTATAAGATGGAAATCAAAGGGGCATTTAAATTTCCTGAACTCAATTTCAATCGTGAACTTGAATATATAGCTGAGAGAATTGTTGTTCCTGAAATTGCTGGTCATATTGCAGAGGGTACAGACATTAACGGTAATTCATATCCTCCCTTATCGCCTATAACTGTCAAGTTAAAAGGGCACGATAAACCTTTGATTGGGAAAGAAAGAAAGTTATTTAGTGCAAGCACTTATAAGATTAATCGTCGAGAAAAATCTATTGTTATAACTATAAAAGAATCAAGAAACGCTGTTGCCAAGTATTTGCAAGTCGAAGGCGTCAGGTCTAAAAAATACGGTAGAAGATATTTTAACTTTTTCGGTATCAATGAAGTAATGCAGACTAAAGCTATGAAATTCATGCAAGATAAGATCAAGGATTTAACTCGTGCCCGATAAGAATTTATTAGAAAAATTACTTAACCGTGAAACTGGAACATTAGAAATATTTTTACTTTTCAAAGCCCGTAAGACTGCTTTGACTATTGAAGAGTTTATAACAAGTGCGGCACATCAAGGACAATCATTAGAAAGCATTAGAGAAACTCTGCTTAAAGATTTAAATGAAGGTGGCCGTATATTTGGTGAGTTTAGAAACGCTATCAAAGCAACGGCTAACGGTACGGTTAATCGTTTAAGAGACACGGGTGAGTTTTCAGAGTTCGGCACACAGCAAAGCTATAGATGGGCGGCGGTTTTGATCAAAACCTGTCCTGATTGTATAGAGCGGCACAATATGGAACCTAAGACCTGGGAAGAATGGGAAGATTTAGGTTTACCGCGCACAGGGTCAACAGTATGTAAAGAACATTGCAGATGTATGTTAATTCCGGCTGAGTTTACAGTTAAAGAACCTATTTTAAGAGAGAGCCGAAATTGAGTTACACCACAATTAGAGACGGAATAGCAGGACGATTAAAATCTTTGGGGTTACAAGAATCTCAAGAAGTTTTTAATTTCGATGATGCTTCTTCTATGGAATACGGAAACACTTTTATCTTACGATGTACGTCTGGGCAGTTAAGCGAAGAAACCGACGAATTAAATACGAAATTTGATGATGTTCAAGAATGGGAAATACAAGTAGCTTTTGAACGGTCTAGTCAGAGTGATTTGGCACAAAGAGATATTGCACAGCTTAAACGTGAAGAGATTATTAAAGATATAGATAATATTTCTAATTGGAGTTCGTTTGTAAAAATACTACGGTACTCGACGTGGATAATCGAGGAGTTAGATAATTATTTTTTATTAAAGATTAATTTGAGGATTGTAGACAGATTAACTTACTAAAAATTTAACAGGTTAACGGGTCGCTCCCGAGATACCAGATTTTAAGGGCTACTTCTAGTGCATAGCTTAGAGGTGGCCCTTTTTGTTTGTCTAAAAAGGAGATTTTGCAATGGTCAGAAGAAAAAGAAGATCAATTTTATTAGCGAAAACAGAAACGACTTACGGAACTGATTCCACGCCTACGGTATCAGCTAATGCGATTTTGACAATTGATGTAAAAATTAAAGAACAATTTGAACCTGTAGAACGTGATGTTCAAATTCTTTCACTTACCCGTAAGCAAACGTTAGGAACTAAACGTTTTGTTGAAATCACTTTCCAGACTGAGCTTTATGGAAGCGGTTCGATTGCTTTACCGCCTAGAATCGGTGCTTTATTAAAAGCCGCTTCAATGAGTGAAACAATCCTTTCAGGTACAGCCGTTACCTATGCCCCGGCTTCAACCAATCAATCTTCTGTAACTATCTGGGTCGAGATGGATGGAGTATTACACAAAATGACAGGTTGTGTTGGGTCTTGGAAGTTGAACGCTGAGGCAGGTAAACAAGCCATGATGGATTGGACGTTCACCGGCATTTACAATACGCCAACAGACGCAACTTTAGGTACGCCTACCTTTGAATCTACCGTCGATTTACCTCCTTTAGTCAAATCTGCAGGTTTGACGTTAAACAGCGTGGCATTAGTCGTTAATTCTTTCACTGTAGACATGGGTAATGTCATTGCTCCTCGTCCTAGCGTTAATGCGGCTTTCGCTATCGCAGGGTTCTTAATCACTGATCGTAAACCAGTTGCAACAATTGACCCAGAAAGTGAATTAATCGCAACTTACGATTATAGAACCGACATTTTAACTACTCCTCGTAATCTTCACATCAATATCGGTTCAACAGTAGGAAACAGAGTATTAGTAAACATTCCTAAATTCAACGTTACAGATATTGAGTATGGAGATCGTGATCAAGTTTTAATTGAAACTATCACTGGTCAATGTTCCGACGGTGGAAGCGGGGATGACGAAGTAACTTTAAGATTTACATAGAAAGGGTATTTATGATTCAAGGAATTGATATTAATCAAAGAATTGAGTTTGTTTCAAAGAGAGACACTACAGAACCTAAGACAGTATTTATATTTAAGCCGTTGTCAGGGTTTGAAATGTTAAAGGTTCAAGAAACAATTGATGAAAATCAAAAAATCAAAAAGTTTATCAGTGAAACAGTTGTAAGCATCTCAGGGGTTGAAGATAAGAATCAATTTATTGAGTCTCTACCTATTACGATTTTGGGAGAGCTTCTAGAAAAAGCTAATGAGATTAATAGTTTTTCGGAGACTGAAATAAAAAACTAACAGTCGCATTATTCCACGAATGCGACAGTGATTGTGCGAAATATAAAGACGTAAACCATCCTATTCCTGGACGATGGCAGATTGAAGAGTGGAAATTCAATCGGTGTCCTTTGACCTATATTGATAAAAATATTTATTGGTGGATTAAGGGATACAACTTTTACAAATCGGGAATGTTGCCAAGTGGTAATGGCTGGTTAGCTCAAACAAATAAATTTATTGAATCAATAAGTTTTATAGAGAAGTTGATACTAGATCATTCGGAAAACGAAAATGGCAAGTAATCAAAACACGATGGAATTAGTTTTAGAGTTAGTCGATAACGCTTCCGATGAGTTTAAACGTATAAATCGTGATGCTGTAAGAGAAGTTGACAATCTAAGACAGACAGCAAATAGAGCTTATGATGAGAATAAACAAGCAGTCGATAAACTAAACCAATCAACAAAATTTTATAAATTACAGACTGATACTTTAGGGCAGTCTATTGGTTTAGTCAGATCAGAATTATCTACATTTAATAGTGCCCTTTCTCAAGGTGTATCTTTAACTGATGAACAGAAGATCAGATATGAGGAATTAAAAAATAAGCTTAAAGAGCTTGGCGAAGAATCTGAAAAAGCAGGTGATAAAGCTGGAAATAGCTTTCAAGAAGCCAGTAAGAAACTGCAAGCTTTTAGAAAATCGGTATTCGTCGTAACAGCCGCAATGGCAGTTATGGTTAAAGGTTTGAATGATGCCGCACAATATAACGAAGAAGCCAAAAATACGAATGATAATTTTAATAAATCCTTAAAAGGATTATCCGCAACATTAGGACAAATATTTGCTCCCGCAATTGAAGGTTTAACATTTCTTATCGATGGATTTCGTTTGACGATTGAATCTGCTTTGGGTGGGTTCATAAAGTTATTTTCTTTTGTCTTTGAGTTTCTTGGTCAGCTTCCCGTTTTATTTAAGAATGTATTCGATAATGTAAAAAATGTTTTTACTAAAGATGATGACCCTATCGGAATTGTCGAAGCATTTAGACAATCCTTTCAAAGAGCTTTAGACGTAGCAAATATTGCGACTGATCAGATTGTCGGAAAAATGGAAGAAACACGGCAACGAATCCAAACAGGAACGACTTTAGATGTAGAAAAACAAACCAAAGAAGAAGAAGCGAAAGTTTATCAAGATGCAGAGAAAGCAAAAGCAAAATCTGTTGAAGATAGAAGCAAAGTCGAAGCTCAATTGAGATCACAAACGGTTGCTGGAACAAAATCAATGCTTCAGCAAATAGCCTCTGAGAATAAAGCGGCAGGGATTGCTTTTAAGGCGATTTCAATTGTTGAAGCTATTATTGCGACAGCAAAAGCTGTAACTAAAGCTCTACCAAATCTTCCTCTAGCGGCGGCGGTTGGTGCTATGGGTGCGGCACAGGTAGCAATTATCGCTTCACAAAAATTTCATCAAGGCGGGGTTGTTAAAGGGAATGGGCTTGCTTCTGATGAAGTGCCTGTGATCGCTCAAACTGGGGAAGGATTTATATCTAGACGAGGAATGAGAAACATAGGTGGCGAAGCTGGACTATCAGCGATTAATAGCGGAAATGGTTCTTTAGGTGGTAGAAATTTTGGAGATATTAATATTTATATCGGTTCAGCACAAATGAGTACATCAACAGGTATTTCTCGAACAGCGGAAATGTTAGGTTCTGAAATTGAAGATTCATTAAGACGTGCGAGGTCATTCTAATGGCAGTTGATATTAAAATTTCTGATAACAATTTATTACCCTGGTCGAACATGGAAGATTGGGAGAATGGGGCAAGTGCGGCTCCGACTGAACATACATTATCGGGAGCTAGTGCAACGGTCGCAAGGGAATCGACAATTATAAAGCAAGGAACCTATTCGGCTAAGGTAACACGGGTAGGAGCAGACGCTTCTTTATACTTTGATTTACCTGAGTTTGATGATTATGCAGGTAAAAGAGTTACTTTCGGGTGTTGGGTATATGCGACTGTCGCAAGTAGAGCAAGAATTTCAATCAGTGATGGAGTTGGTTCTAGTAACTCTAGTTATCATTCAGGTGTAGCGGGCTGGGAGAGGCTAACAGTATCTCGTGATATTGATGTGTCAAATACACGGTTAAGAGTTGAAATGCAGGTTAATACAGGAAATACATCAGCTTATTTTGACGGGGGGTTGCTCGTCGAAGGTGACAACGATATTTATATATTAACTAATAACGTAGACATTAATAAGTGGCGACCATCGAATACTTACCGAAGCCAAAAATATACAGTAGCTCGTCGAGAAGGTGCGAAAGTTCCAAATGTGGCATTAGATGAAAGATCAATAAAAATTTCAGGAAAAATCCCTGGAACATCGGCGTTAACTACACGGGCAACGTGGGATACTTTAGTCAAAAATCTTAATCATAACATACTCTCTCCTAACGGTGATGTTCAGCCGAAAAATCTTTATATGTTTGATGATAGGTTCTTAACGGGTGTTATTCAGAAAAATGATGAAGAATTTATTGCTGCATTATCAGTTAAAGATTTTGAGGTCGAATTTATCTGCGGTTCGCCATTCTATAGATTTGTCCAAATGCTAAGGACAGCCGACACAATGGCAAGTTCTCCAAATACTTTCACCGTTACAACAAATGGTAATGCTCCAACAAGACCAATAATCAAAGTTACCGCCGGAGCAGCTAACATCACAGCTTTAACAGTAAAAAACATAACGACGAATCAATCATGGTCTTATTCAGGAACAATTTTATCGGGAGAATCGCTTATTTTAGATACAGATAATCTAATTTTAGAGAACGATGGTGTAAATGCTTTCGGAAGTTTCTCAGGTGAACCGCAAATGATTCTTGTACCGGGTAATAATTTATTCTCAACAGTATTCACAGGTGGTTCAACAAACAGCGTCATTAAGGTCGATTGGTACGACCAATGGTACTAAATGGAATATAGAATCGTAATATCAAGACGGGATACAGTAGATACGCCATTAGCTGAAGTGCAGAACGAAGCCAATAGCTTAAAGTGGGAATATAACCGCATCGGCGGTTGCGGAGCGTTTAGTTTTTCCGTCGCTAAAAGACTTTTTAAGGACACCAATTTAGAGCTTGATTCTAACGTTAAAGTTTATCTCAAAGAGAATGGAACGTATGTTTTGAGATTTCAAGGAAAGATTCAAAGCAAAAATTATAGTTTGCGTGGTGAGGATGAAATCATAAATGTTCAAGGTTTTGGTTACCAAGTTGAGCTTAATAATATTTATGTAAATCAGAACTATTCTTCGACGGAAACAAGTTTAGTCGCAGTTGATATTCTCAATGATGATGTTGTTCCTAATACTAATATTTCTTATTTATCATCGACAGGTATAGATGCAACGACATTTACACCGAATAACTTAGAGTTCAATACAACAGCAATTAATTGTTTCCAAACTTTGGCTGAGATCGTAGGAACGAGAGAATGGGGAGTCGATGAGAATAGAAGATTTTATTTCAAAACACGTTCTTCATCGGTAGGTTTCCAGCTTCCTATTGGTTCAGTATTGGAATCTTTGACGTATGACGTTTCAAGTAAAGACGTTATTAATCGAGTAATTATTATCGGAGGTGATGTTGCTGGTTCGCCATTTACTAGAACAGTTAACGACACGACTTCTCAGGTCAAATGGAAACGAAGAGATGCGGTTATTCAAAATTCAGCAATTGTTACTAATGCAGTCGCCGATCAATTCGGTTCGTCTATGCTTGAAGAATTTAAGAATGTTTCTCGTCGGGTAATGTTTAGAGAAATCAGTAATAGGATTTGGGAAGAAGATATACCAATGCCTTTAATCCAAATTAAGACTGACGTTGATAAATACGGCACTAAAAAGTATGGAGAAGGACTATATAACGACATTGTAAATTTGAGAATAAATCGTGTGTCTTATTCGATAGATGAAAATGGAACGATGAGTTCATCATTAGATTTAGGTCAACTAAGACCAGATGCAGCGGAAAATATCGCACAGCTTAAATATCAAATAGAACAGCTTCAATCAGTGGGGGTTTAACATGGCTTCAGTTTATCCAGGAGCATTACCATCAAATTCGACTAAAGAAGATAACGTAGATGTTTATGCCGCTTCACATATTAATAAGGTTCAAGAAGATACTGTTGCTATTGCAACTGAATTAGGAACAGACGTTGCTGGTGATCAGACAGACCTAAAAACAAGACTGTCAAGGTCATTAAACGATTCGGGCGGTATGAGAAAAGGAACTTCTTTTCCTGTATCTCCAACTCCATTAGACGGAGATTTCTTCTATAGAACAGATGTTGATACAGTCTATGTTTACAATGGGGTGACTTGGTTGGAAGCTGTTTCTGGGCCATCGGCTTTGTTTTCAGCTTATATGTCTGCTGATTCTTCTAGTACAGGCGATCTTCCATTTGATACAGAAGAATTTGATACAGCTAGTGCTTATAGCAGTAGTACTTTTACAGCTCCTTCAGCTGGGAAATACTTGTTCACCTGTTCTATAGTTGTAGATAGAAATGGAAGTTCGAGTGAACTCGGTTTCCAAGTATATGCAAAAGTAAATGGTAGTACAACACATACAGTATGCGGTGGATATTATCATAATACAGGGGGAACAAATGAATTTGTAGCTATGTCAGGTTCCGTTATTCTTAATTTAAGTGCTTCGGATACTGTCAAAATGAATGTTGGTGTTTATGAGTTAGTAGCAAGTGGTTCTGGGTCAGTATTTAATATTAAAGGTGGTTCAACGAACTCTAGACTTACAGGTTGTCGTTTAGCAAATTAACGGAGACGAAATGAAAAAATTTATATTTATCTTATTATTCTTATCTTTATCTAATCCATTGTTCGCTCAGTTAAAGATAACTGAACTTACCGAGGATACGGCTCCCACGACGGACGATATGACTGTAACCGTTAATGACCCAGCAGGAACTCCGGCAACAAAGAAATCTACAGTAGGGAATCTATTGAGAGAGCCAAATCATCCTTCGACTTTAACCCGTGACACTGAGTGGGATACTATTGGAGAAATTGAGACTGCAACAAGTGCAAACATTCTAGTTAGCACAGAGCTTGATACGATTGCGGAATTAGAAACGCTTTTAGGTTTAGTAAACGTTTTATTAGAAACCGAAATTGACGCTTCAAGTGAGTTAATTGCGCTTATGGATGATGAGACTGGTACAGGGGCTTTAGTTTTCGGAACTTCTCCTACTTTAACAACTCCGAATATCGGTTCGGCGACAGGCTCTATTTCAGGTAATGCGGGAACAGCTACGGCTTTAGCGGCTAACCCGGCTGATTGTTCTGTGTCAACCGAGTTTGCTGTAGGTATCTTAGCTTCAGGTGTGGCAACTTGTGAAGCTATAGCTGATGCTGATGTGCCTAATACTATTACAATTGATAATGCCACAACAGCGGCTAACTTAGGTGCCGATGGGGTGGATGCTCTAACTGAAATATCTACAGCTATTAAAACTGCCGCAGAAGATACATCCAAGCTGGTTGTTGGTACGGCGGGTTCAAATGGTGAATTAGCGAAATGGAATACAGACGGAACTTTAACTGATGGGAATCTAATTCTTAGTACGCTTACAGATGGACGAATTTGTAGTTATACGTCAAGCGGTACGCTTTTATCTTGTAATTTAACTTGTGCGGATATCACTGGTTCTTCTGATCTTTGCGATGGTTCAGATGCGGTCGGAAGCGGTGGAGGCAGTGGAGTTTCTGATTATCTACCAGTAAGCAGATTAACCCCAGCAACGTCAACAGTAGGGATTTACACGGGAGCATTTACAAGTACCTGGACATCAACCACAGGAAATAATTTATGGACTTCTGCGGTCACGGCAGGGGATACATTCAAGATCGTTAACACAGGCGCATTAGCTTCAAACGGAAGTATTCTAAAAGTTTCAAATACAGGAAATCCTACAGGTGGAGCTGTTGTTCAGATAGAGAATACCGATACAGATATGCTCAGTATGAGAGGCCCAAATTTTACTGTGTCACAAGCCGGAACATTTACAGCTCCATTATTTGTTGGAGCATTGACAGGAAATTCTACAACAGCAACAGCTTTGGCTTCCAATGGGGCTAACTGTTCTGCTGGTTCTTATCCTTTAGGTGTTGACGCTTCTGGGGCGGTTGAAAGTTGTACGGTTGCTGGAACAGGTGGTTCAGCCGATTCAATTGCTTACCATAAAATTACATCGCCTTTAACTAACAGCGGTATTAATTTTGGTAGTTTTACAAATACTTGGACTTCATCGGTAGGAAACGCAACAGCTTTTACCATAGATGGTTCAGGAACGGACTTTGTAGTTCAAGGTGATGGAGACACGACTGTTGCTGACTTAACCGTCGGCGGTGACGATATTTTCATGGCGACTAATACTACAGGGCATTTGCTTATTGCAGACGGAACAAACTTTAATCCAACAGGAATGAGTGGAGACGTAACAATTAACTCTAGTGGGTCTACTACCATTCAAGCAAATGCCGTAGCTCTAGGAACAGATACAACAGGCGGATATGCTTCAAGCGGTTCAGAAGGAGGCCCGGCTGATTCTGCATTGTCTATTGCCTATCATTTAATCAAGGCTCCTACGACAAATTCAGGAATTGATTTCGGAACATTTAATAACACCTGGACATCAACCACAGGAAATAATGTTTGGACTGCAGTAAATACTACAGGCGACTATTTCAAGATTGTAAATTCAGGGAACTTAGACCCTAATGGAAGTGTGCTCAAGTTAACAAATACAGGTAACCCAACAGGCGGGGCAGTATTACAAATTGAGAACTCTGATAGTGACATGGTTAGTATTAAAGCTCCGGGATTTATTGTTCCCAAAGCTGGTTTGATAAATTGCAACACAATAGATACTGATGCTAACGGCGTGTTGGTTTGCGGTACTGATGGTGGCGGTGGCGGAACGTCTATGTTAGTTGTTAATCTTCCAATCTATAGTGCTAAGTTAACAGGGGCTTTTGCTGTTAGAACACCGTCTGGTGGAGATGCTTCTGTTGCTGGAACCATTGATGCTGGGGATGGGAATTGGAGAGGATTATTTGATGCTACTACTGACGAGGCTATGGTTTGGCAGTTCAGAATGCCAAACAACTACTCCTCAACTCCGGTTCTGAAACTTCAATACTCAATGAGTTCAGCAACTAGCGGTACTGTTGAATGGGAAGGTGATTTAATGTGTGTTTCATCTGGAGATTCTGCTGACATTGGAACAGCTAGTTTTTCGGGAGTTGCTGTTGTAAGCGAAACTGTTCCTGGTACAGCTGGTTATATGAGTGAGGTATCAATAAGTTTAACCGATGATTCCTGCACGGCGGGAGACAGTGTTTTCGTCTACGTGTCAACAGACGCTAATGATGGAACCAATGATACCGCTACAGGGGATAGAGAGCTAATCAATGCGACATTTAGTTACACTGGTCTTTAGTCTTATTCTTATTAATTCAGCTAATGCTGAAAATTGGATTTGTTATGACGATCAAAATATCATTACTACAAAAGTTCAAGGTGACTGTCTGAAGCTTGGATTATGCACTGGTTTTAATAATGAAGGACTAAGACCAGATTGCTTTGAAGCTTCTAAGAATGAATATGAAAAAGCAGCAAGTTCTCAGGTTAAAGTTGACAAAGGAATCATTGTCGGAGATAGAGTTGTTGACTTAACTGAAGAAGAAAAGCAAGACCAAAAGAGAATCGAAGATGAAGTAAAACTAGAAAATGAGAACAACAAAAGAAGTCTAATCGATAAACTTAAAGGATTAGGGTTGAGTGATGAAGAAATTTCTTTGCTTATTAATTAGTATCTCTTTAATTCAGTCAACAGCATTATCAGCTATTCAATTTGATGGAACAGACGATAGTGCTAATTGTGGCTCAAACGCTGTAATTGATAATCTCCATCAAAGTGCTCATACAGTTTGTTTCTGGTTTTATGCGCCAAACGTTAGTGGCTATTGGTTGGGTAAATTTGCTTCTAGTTCAACTTTTCGTGGGTGGGTCGTTTTCCCAGCAGGAACAAATACGATTAACCCGTGGATGTTTTGGAATGGGTCAAACGCAACTACCAGAGCTACAGCTACAAATGCTTTCACGACTAACACGTGGACATCTTTTTGTTATAAACATGACGGTTCTTTGACAGGTAGTAACATTAAGATGTTTATAAACGGGGCAGAGGCTTCTTATGGTGCAGCAACAAGTAGTTCAGCTAAAAATAGTGATGCGGCAGATAACTTAACACTAGGTAATGATAGTGATGGCGGTAATGCTTCTAACGTTCAGTTGAATGAGATTGCAATCTGGGCTGTCCAGTTAAGCGATGACGAAATAAAACAATATCAAAGTGCTCGTGGTAAAAGGTTGGCACTTCAAATCCAACCAAGTAATCTTAAATTTTTTCAACCTCTAGACAATCAGCCGGATGGAACATCGGCAGATGGAGACGTTTTTTTAGATTTAAGCGGCAATGGTAATAGTTGTACGGGTTCAGATGGAGCAAATAATACTGGATTAACTAATAAGGCAGAGCAAAGTCTAACCTATCCTTAACAACTAACGACTATACAACATGAGAGATTGGGATGGAAAAACAGAACGTAGAAGGGGTAGTTTCTCAGGCGTTGATAACTTAGCAACGTTCATTCGTGGAGAATTTAAGAACTTTGAAACAAAGTTAGATGAAATAAGTAGAGAGCAAAGAGAGTTGCGCAATGATTTGTACGGCAAAGATTCTGATACACCAGGAATCAAGATGAAGGTCGACCGTTTAGAGCAAGATAAAAAAAGAGCTGAGAAACATTTATTTGTGGTTTACACGACTGCAATAACTCTACTTCTTAAATCTTTATGGGATTGGTTTTCGGGTGGAAAATGAACTGTTGTTCTAAAGAACTTGTAATTAAGCGAATTTTAAATATGGATACTCGTGCGATTGTCCTTAAATATAAGCAATGTAAAGAATGTAAGAAAAACTATGATCTTAAAGGTAATGAAATCGTAATAAGAGGCACAGGTTATAAATTAAAAAAAGATTGTGTGGACCCTTTTCTATGAGTGAAATTAACTTGCAGTTTCTAGCTTTTGGCAAACTTATTTGGGCGACTATATTTGCTTTGTTGTATGGGCTAGGGGGAATATCTGGTAAATGGAAAAGACGGTTTATAGCTCCGATCTGGATGATGTTAGGTATTTTTCTGTTTAGTAAATGGACATTCAACTGGTCTTATTGGTATTTAATTTACCTTCCATTACTTATAGCGTCTTTACATCTTGGCTACGGCGGAACAGATAATAAATGGATAAAAATACGAAAACGATTCCTATATGGTCTAGCGTTAGGTGTTGCTCCGGCTTCATTAGCGATTCTTAACACGGCTTGGATTATGTGGGGTTTACATATATCTTTGTGCATTTGTTTTAGTGTTTTATTAGGCGTATTTAATCCTACAAAAAACGCCCGATCAGAAGAAACGCTTATCGCAACAGCATCAACATTATTACCATTGTTTTTTGTTTAAGGGAGGGATTATGTCAATATCATTTATCATCGTCGCAGTTATTACAGTCGGAATCATTATTTTCGCTTTAGTTAAAAAGTTTTCTAAATAGGGGGATATATGGAAGAATCAAAACCGTTTTACGCATCAAAGACTTTTTGGGTAAACCTAATCGCTGGGGTTGCTTTAGTCGCTCAAGGGGTAACTGGAAAAGAAGTTATTCCGCTTGATGTTCAAGCTTCAATTCTAGCTGGTGTTAACATTCTATTACGTTTTGTTACTAAAGGAAAGGTAACTATAAGCTAATGTGGCAAGTTGCCGTTTGTGTTCTTCAAATTGTTTATTTGATTATGAAGAATAAGTTTGAAAAAGATGCTGAGTTAAAAAAGAAGAAAGAAGAACTCTATGTTGAGGCAAAAGAAGTCCTTAAATCCGGTGATGCTAGTAGGATTGTCGGTCTTGCTGATCGGATGCGCCAGTAATAAAATTATTCTTCATCCTATAACAGACAAAGACTTTTGTATAAAAGGTCAGGCTAATTGCGATATGTCAAAAATGGATTATGGGATGAGTGAGTATTTTTTAAATGAAGTTCTACAGACAAAGATTGACCGCATACAATAGATTATATAAACAGTACTTGAAAATAATCTTTAGGTGTGGTATTTTTAAAAACTCTTTATTGCTTTAAAGTATTTATGAGAGGCATAATCAACAGGATGAAACCTTTTGTTTTAGCCTCTCATAAATATGTAGTCAAATGTAGTCAAAATGTAGTCAAATGGTTATCGTTTTAAGACTTTTATGGACTACATTAGACTTATAAATTATAAGATTTTGAAATTTTTATCGACGGACAAAGCCATAAATCATTGATAATGCGCCCGTAGCTCAATTGGATAGAGCATCAGCCTACGGAGCTGACCTTAAAATATAAATTGTCGTCGAGAGTTAAAAATAATGTAGTCAAATATGTAGTCAAAACCGCAGTTAGTAGCCGATGTTTTCAATGTTTTCCTTCGTGTGGCTATCCAATAAATGCACATAAGTCTCCGCAGTAATTGAAATATCTGAATGGCCAAGCATTTCAGATAAACCTTTAAGATCATGTGTCCGCATGTAGTAATGGCTGGCAAATGTATGTCTGAGGGTATACCAAAAGCGTGTAACGTCCTTTAATTTCGCAGTTCTTTTAATTCTCTGAATTATCCGCCGTTCATTTTCCCACGTGAAACATAATGTTTTATCAGCTTGTTTCTGATGATTTATAAGCATTTCTCTTAATTTGTTAGAAACTCGAAGATACCTAAAATTTTCTGTTTTACTTGCTGCGATATAAATCTTTCCTGTCTTAAAATCAATATCCTTCCAAGTTAATCGTTTCATTTCACTCTTACGTGGGCCAGCATAAATTGCCATAATAATTTGAGGATAAAGAATTTCAGTTTTAGAGGCTTTGATCAGATTCTTTATTTCATCATAGTTAAGAAAACGGTGCGGTGTTTTCTTAGGATTAGGTTTCTTTAATTTAAGGGGAGACTTTGACAAATAATTAGAAGATACACACCAATTGAGAAATGCTTTTAAAGTAGCAATTATATTTCGGTTAAAATGAATTGAATGATTTTGGCTTGCTAAGAACTTTTCAACAGTAGAATCGGTAAAGTCGCTTAATCTAAGTGGTTGGACAATATCAATGAATTGATCAAGATAGCATTTAATGTTTTTATATTGGGCAAGACTAACACGGCCTTTTTGCCGTTCTAAGAACTCATCTTTAATTTGGACTAAAGGTTTGGATTTTTGAGGGAGGGGGGATTCATTTAGTCTAAGTTTATTTTCAATTTCATTTTTCTTAAACTTAGCTGTAATTTTATCGGAGGTTTTAAGGCTATGTTGAATCTTTACGCCATTATCGTAATAAATTATCCAGTAAGTATTCCCACGAAGATAGATAGAAGCCATTAAATTTTATTACAAATAATTTTAGCGGTTTTAACTAAGGCTTCTGAAAAGGCGGGATATAGGTAAACTTCAGCTTCAAAAGCGTCACCCGCATATCCGATTAAATCATTCTGAAAAAGAAATATTAACTGTTCACGGCTATTTTCTTTTTCAGCTCTTTTAGAAAGATGATTAAGATTTAAAATAAGTTCTTTTAATATTTGCTGTTTATTGCTAGGAGTTTCTTTACCTAGAACTATATCCATTGATTTATTAGCTAGAAATAGTTCTTTATCACATTGTTGACAGAATAGGGCTGATTCTGCATTTGTTGTTCCGCAGTTACGACAGATCATCTATTTTAAAATGGAATTTTATAATCGTCCGTACATTTTCATAATTTGAACTTCTTCCGGGTAAATAACTCTTACAATCTCATTGTTTTTGAATACAAAAACGTATTGTTTAATTCCTGTATATCCGCCCATTTGGTTTTTGGCATTTAAATTGACAGCAACCCCATAACCAGAAACAATCTTACTTCCTTCTAAGATGGATTCTTTGACATAGAATTTCTTAGGTTCTTCATATTCATAGACTGCTGAGTATGGGTCAAATAGTGATTTGTCAAAATAAGATTTTATTGCTTGCTTATAGTCAATATTTAATTCTTTACCATAATCTAAGTTGTTTATTTGTTCTTCAGTAAGCTTGGCTGAATAAGCACAGCCTGAGAACAGCAACAGCATAACAACTGAAAATATCTTCATTAATATTTTTTCACTTTCTCAACGACTTTACCGACAATCTCATATTTGTCGTTGTGCTCTAATTCGATGTCTTTATATTTTGGATTAAGTGGATGGAGGATTATGTTCTGATTATATTTTTTATATTGCTTAAATGTAGCCTCGTTTGATCGGGTATCTTTAACAATAACAAAATCATTATTGTTGATTGATACATTGGGCTTGATTATGACTATATCGCCATCATAAAACTCTGGTTCCATACAGTCATTTTTAATTTTAAGCGCGAACATATTCTTCCCCTTTGTTGTCGAGTAAACAAATGTATCTGAAACGCCAACAGGGAAATGATCTTCAATATGTGAAAATTGATTGGCGTGAATCCAGGAGATGAGAGGTATCTTTGATATTTCATATGTTTCACCAGTGGGGGAAACTATACCAAATAACTCCGATTCTGTCACGCCAAAAATCTTAGCCAGTTTTAATCTTTGTTTAGGGTTAGGGTCTACTCTTCCAGTCTCCCAATCAGACACAGTTGCTTGTCTAACGCCTAGTTTATCGGCGAGTTGCTTCTGCTGAAGTCCTCTTAAAATTCGTAGCTCTTTTATTCGTTCTCTTAGCGCCATGATGGAAAGTATAAACGAGGTTTTTTAAAATAGAAGAAAAACTAGATTTGACAAAATAAAGTAACATAACGAAGCAAATTATCATAATTATTTCTTTAGTAAAAAAACGTATATAGCGACGAGATTTTCTTCAAATATTTGTAAAAAAACGATAAAAGCGTAAATTTCTACTTGACAAAATCGAGAATATCGTATATATTTTCATCAAGCTCAAAGGGAGCAATTTTTTATGCAGTCAAATATGGAGAAAAACGTATATATGTTAGTTGAAAAAGGGGCATTTAAATTCACAGACAAGCTGAAAAAGTGGCTTGATTTAAAGGGATGGACACAGCGAGAACTCGCAAAAGAAATAGATTGCGATGAATCATTAGTTTCTCAATGGTTCAATGAAAAGAATCCCAAAACGGTATCAAGAAATTATCTAAGAAAGCTTTGTTTGCTTACTGGTTTAGATGTTGGTGAACTAATAACTTTTGACCGAGATTTAGAGCAAGAAGATTAAGGAGTAATTATGGGTGGAGTCGGTTCAGGTAGAAAATCACCAAAAGGCCAAGCAATCAATTTTGTCTTAGAAGTGCAAATTATGCTTAATAAGTTACTTAACGATGATTTAGAAAGCAATAAATCACGGGAAGAATTAAAGGACGTAGTTAAGGAAACTTGGAGAAAGTCAAAAGTAGTTCAAGAAGAGTTGGAGAGATTATGAGTC